ATACATCCACCTACTACCTTCCTTGTGAAGCTTACGTGGGTTGAAGTATTGGAACTTCTCTCTGCATATACGTTCAGAGCCAGGATCATTTGGATCGTTGTAATACTGAGAGTGGAACTGCACCCTGTCTACATACTCAGCCTTAATACGAGCCAGTGTCCGTTGATCAAACCCAAAGGCCTTACCATCTTCTCGTACAGATCTAGGCCATGTGAAGATGTTGTCAGTCTCTACCACATACTCTTGTATTGACCATACAGCACTCTTGCCTATGAAGTTGCCTTCATCATCGAAGTCCTCAAAGGCCTGCTCCTTCCATGTGTCGTATATATCCTTTGGGTGGTAGCGTGTACCACATGCCATAGTAAAGCCACCAGCATTACGGATGGAAGTGAACTGTGAGGCCTTCTTAGCAACACTCTCTCTACCATCTTCTGTGTAGGCATTCTCAGGAACAACCAAATCATCTGCTACAACAATGTCAGCATGCCAACCAGTTGTGTTAGTTGTTAAGCCTGCTGTAGCTATTGTAGCATCTCGTATACCTTCCTTCTTACGCTGCACATGATCCACTGTCATCTTCATAGCAGACCACTTCTCACGCTTCCCTTCCTGCGGATTAATATACTCAGGAAAGTAACGCATGAACACAGAGGAGCCCAGTATGTTCTGTACAGCATATAGCTGTGTCTGGGCTAGCTCTGATGTTGCAGAGACATATAGCATAGTTACTTCTGGGTGTCTTGTTATTATCCAAGCACACCATGTAGCTACCATGTGACTCTTTAGGTGAGCACGAGGTAACATAATAAGCTTGTTACTCGTAGCTTCATTTCCCTGCCCAAACAGTGTGTAGTCCTGCATCCACCTAAATATCTCGAAGTGGACACTGCCATACATGTAACCTGGGTTTACCAGCCTAGCAAAAAAGGAGAGGTCGTGCATAGCACGCTCCCTCACTTCCTTAGCTGCTGCTGGCATATTCTTGAGCTTTATCTTAGCATCTTGTAGCCAGTCATCTTCTTGCATAAGTTTCCTACTTACCTAAAAGGCGTACTACATCTCCAGCAAACTCGTCGTCCAGTCTAGCCTGTATACGCTCTTCTTTAAGCTTTTCATTCTTACTAGGACGGCCAGCTGTGCGCTTGTCCCAACCCTTGTCCACTAACCACTTCGCTGCTTGAAAGCCTTTGTCTTCAGCTGCTTGGTCTATAATAGCTCTTACACCTTGTGCCTTGAGGCGAAGCTCTAACTCTTCTTCCCACTCTACAAAGTGCTTGGCAAGAGCCTTGTTAGCCTTTAATCTCTTCCAGTGTTGCCAGCCTAACAAGTAGGTGTTGGCAAACTCATACTCTGTAGTGTCTTCCATCTCCAAGTAGAGTTGCTTAAGGGAGAAATAGGTGTTTCCCTTATACTCATGGTCTTCATCTTTTAGGGTGTATATGGCTCTGTCTTCGTGGTAGCCTATCTCTAAGAAGAGGCTCTGTGTAAGAGGCCTTCCCATGTCATCTTTTAATCTTTTCTTGTCTACGTTCATATCTCATAAGCCCTAGTGGTGCTAGGGCTCCTCTTAGCTGATTAATCTCTGAAGCAGGGTTCCTCCCCCACTACACTGCCGTCCATGCCGTCCCATTGAAGTAGTACTGCACCCCAGTTGTAGATAGGCTCAATCTATCTCCGGTTAACACCCCATTCATGTCTGTTGAACCAATTACAGGAATGGCTGCTACAGGAGGTAGTTCCCTTGGGCCTATGATGTTCTCATGGTACTGAGAGAGGGCTGACTTCTCGCTATTACCATTCCCCAGTATTTTGTGTACTGTCACTGCGTGGATATCAACATGTTCTGCATTTGTTGTCCACAACCCTATCCGCATCCTCAAGGTCTCTGTAGCTTTTGCCTCAACTACAAAAATCTCAGTAGACCAGTGAGGGTTGGCTAGATTATCCTGTCTGAAAACCCGCAGTTGAGAGAAGTTTGAAGCCATGTTCACTTGGGCATACGCACCTGATGATCCAGTACCATTACGTCCAGTGATAGCAACGAGATAGTATTCACCAGCAGTAACTGGTATTGTTGCTACAGTTTCAAGAAGGACTGTCCCAAGAGCCGAGGTGGGGTTTATCCTAGAGAACCTAACCCCATCTTCTATAAGGGGGGACAACTGATTCGTGGTGATAGCTCCAGACCTAGAAGCCATATACCACGCATTGTTATCAGCGGTTGCATTAGTTAGATCAAACCCATTGTTTATCATGTAGGGGTCTTCTAGGAGGTTGGGAGATAACGCAAGAGTATTAATAAACTCAGCAGGGCCAGCAAACTTATCAGTTCCATTAAAGAAGGAGGCAACTTCACAGTTTGTGAAGACCGCACTAGCACCGTTGTAAAAGAGCCTGCCAATAGTACAACTATTAATTGTTACATTGGTGTTCGCTGTTCCTCCACTCCCTACCTCTAAGAGATCTAGGAAAGCTATGTCCATCGCTGACAGGGCTACGTTCTTATTGTAGTTAGCAGAGCCATTAGGTTCGAAGTTGATATGCAAGGAGGCTGACTCACTGTAGCAACCAGAAACAGTTACATTAGTATTACTATCTACTATCGCTATATCAGACTGAGTGTTGTCATCAAAAGCACAATCTATAATTCTAATATTATCTGATCCAGAGAGGTGCATTCCCCAAGAGTCAGCAGCACCAGTCACATCTCTGAACCCCGTAGACGCAACTCGCTCCATAGTGACATTGGATGCACTTGCGAGAGTCATTCTTTGTTGTGCTAAGTCTGGCTCTGTAGATGCAACCCTCAAGTCATGCACATACGTATTGTCATTTATTTGACCCATAACCACTGAGTAACTGCCAGTGTAGAACAACTCAATCACAGTGCCTTTGGTTAAACTTAGCCCGTCACCAAATACTTCCGAGTCTGCCTTAACTTTAAATAGCTGCATCCGGTAGGAATATCCATCCACCTTTGGCATGTATATCTTGTAGAAGTTCTGTGACTCAATTATAAGTTGCCAGTTTACTGTGTGGTCTGTCACCGTACCACCACCTACGGGGGTGTCTGCGAACATCCCGAGTTGGTTTATATTTAGTACACCATTTGGCAAGTGTAAGCTAAACTCATTCCCTAAGCTGTCATAAAGCATGCCTGTAGCGTAGTCAATTGTACCGGAACTACCTGGAGTGGTTGTCCCTGTCCTAACCCAAGTGGCTGCTCCTTTGTCAGTAGTAGCTGAATATCCCTTTGTTACTACTGTAGTTGAATCAGACATGTCTTCTGTCAGCATGTCTACAGTCGTTAAGGAGGTTCCCTTCAACTGATTCATTGCAATCTTGTTCATCTATCTCTCCGAAGTATGTTTCAGGGTTGATGTACTTACCATCAATCTGCCCCTGTATTAGCGCGTGTTTGTTTATGCCCTGTTGTAACTCAGTGGCAAAGTGTCTGTGAGGTTGTGCCATCGTGACAGGAACTTACACCCTTTACGCAGCGGTTAACACCCTAAACCTAAACTTGTCCGTAGGGTTGGGGGTGAAGGTGAGGGTTATGGTGCTCATAGATGTTTCTGCGTAGTCATCCCCTACGTCTAACAAAACCCCATTACGATGAACTTCTAAGTGCCTTCCATCTGTCAAGTAGGAGAAGGATGCCAGGGTGAAGACCTTAGAAACTGCATCAACCCCATCTTGCCTCTCAATCGTGTAGCTCGTCACTATGTCATGTAGGAACTGTGAGAGATTATAAGTAATTCCATCTTGGACATGAGTGATGGAGGTGGAGTCTGCCGTAGTACTGGTCGTCACTGTATTAGTGCGGAAGACAAACCTGTCTGTAGGATTGGGGGTGAAGGTTAGAGTAATAGAGGAGACGGAGGTCTCGGTGTAGTTAGTAGAGTTCTCTAACCTCTGCCCGTTCCTGTACACTTCTAAGTTGTTTATCCCTGGGACATACACAATGCCTAAGAAGGTGAAGACATTCGCAACTGCATCTGCTCCTAGCTGCACCTCTACTTGTGAGGCAATGGTTCCAGTGTTGGCAGAGCCAGCAGCTAAGTTGAGCTGCCTGACATTAACTACATCTGCGTTTAAGACACCATCTGCTATATTAATGCCCCTGTAAGAGTTGAAGTCTAAGTCAGCTTCTAACCACTGAGCACCATCCTTCCTCAAGAAGGTGTTGTTAAGCTCTGTCTCAATGGTAGAGAAATTGTCATTTATAGCAGTGCGCTTAAAGCCACTACCAACATCTTTCAATGTTATAGTCATTACTATTTCCTTTATTGTCAGCAGACTAGCTGCTAGTAGGTGTAGAGGCGAACCTACACATATACGCCTTGTTAAAACTTGTTGTGTCGCCCACATGTACATATAACTAAAATGTTATAAACTTACAGTCATATACATTTAGGTACTCTCGATGAGCGAAGCGAATCATTAAGTGTTAAGCTTAGGAAGCTACTCAGGGGAGGCTAGGCTCATTCTCAGTAATTTTGTGTAGAAATATTTTAGCGTCAATGCACTATATGTACAAAGGGGCCTCCCCCCCTTGGGGCCTACCAGGCTGGCTAAACATACAGCATTGACAAATACTTAGGTATGTGCTTAGGCTGTATTGTGCACCATGTTGGTGCTTTACACTCTATTGTAGTTTCCACCCCCTCTTCAGTAGCTACTTAGGCAACTACTTAGGCCATCAGCTTAGGCCCAGCCTGGCTTGCCAGGGAGTTGGTCTATATGTCACCTAGCGGTGACGAGTGCTTCTTGCTCTGCCTATATATGTATATGGCTGTAAGCTTATAGCATATTATATATATGTAGTTGCTTATGCTTATAAGTTATATATGTAGTTGTTGACATTGGCGAACCAGGTTGATACTATGTTTGTCATCAGGTGAGCACATGAGTTGGTGCTTCAAGTGGCACGATTCCACACTGCTTGATAGTGTACATAAGGATATGTACTTGCAGGTAGGGAAGCATGAGCATCAATGTTTATTTAAACTAGATGCTTGACATTAAGATTGAATGCTGTAAGATGTGAATCATCAAAGCGTTGCACCAAATTGGATTGGTGGTAAGTAAGGGCAGCTGGTACGCCCTAGCATGAAGCTGAACTAGCAGTGTATAGACTCACTTATAACTGATCGCTAGCCGCTGGCACAAAGAGTAATGTCTTTGCCCTAGGTGATTGAACAAAAGGACTATCAATATATATCAGCAGACTAACTAACCTTCTTGTAAGCTTAGCTTGTCCCCTTTTATAAGCATAGTCCTTGAAGTTGGCATTAAGGGAGAGAGTGACGTCTCGTAAGCTTAGTGCCACTTTGAAAGGGCATTACTTCTAGTGTCCTTCCATTGTAAACAACTAACCAAGAGGCAATACAACATGGCTAACCTAACAGACAAACAGTATAACGCTAAACTTAAAGGCTTTATCAAATCATCAACTACTCAGCGGGACAACTGTCAGGAACTAATTGTTGAAGGCATCAGACAGTACATGGACTGCGGTAGAGCTACACGCTTGTCTACTTTCCTGGCTGAATCAGTGGCTGTTCGTTCCATCCCTACTGTAGCCATTAAAGACTTCATCAAGGAACACACCAACCTTAAGTATGCTGAGAATAAGGCTGGTGACTATATGTTTCTTAAAGACTCAACATCCACCACTGTTAACACTCTTCCTACCACCTTGTGGTATGACTGGAAGAAAGCCAAGCATAACAAGGTAAAAGAAGTAGATAACAATGTAAAAGAAGTAGACTACTGTAAACGTCTTACTAATGATGTTAAGAAAGCTATTAAGAAAGGTACCAGTCAGCAGGATATGTTTAATGCCTTAGTTGCTGGTGGTCTATCAACTACACAACTTCTTAAACTTATTGATAGCATGGATAGCTTACAGTTAGCAGCTTAGTATACTGCTCCGCAGCAAGCTACTATATATTATTCATAAGGTTTATTAATAATATAAACACCTTATGGTATGTTTAGTAGCTTCGCCGTAGGCGTATACTTAGTAGCTGTATTGTATACTACTATATACTAGATTTTTAGCGTTTTTCCGGTGTTTAATTTCAATTAACTGTCGAGGTGTGTATGTTATCTATTGAAAGAAGTGGTGCAGGTTT